GTGGCTCCATCCACCCAGGTCGCCCTACTCCACCTCCAGGGCGAGCTGCTGCACACCGACATGGTTCGGTGGGGATGGCGGCCACACTGGGCCAAGGACCGCGCAGCACCGATCAATGCCCGAGTAGAGAAAGTGGCCCACGGCCCGTTCTTCCGGGCGATCTGGCCACACCGGGCGATCACGCCCATAAACAACTGGTTTGAGTGGGTGGATGAAGGGGCCCCCAAAAAGCAGCCTTATCTAATACGCCGGAAGGATGGTGCGACCGTGCTCTGTGCGGCAATTGGCCAACTACCCGATGCCGATGAAGGCCCGGGCGGGCATGACGGCTTCGTGATCATCACCGCCGACAGCGCCGGTGGCATGGTGGACATTCACGACCGTCGGCCCGTGGTGTTGATGCGGGAGTTGGCAATGGAATGGTTGGACCCGGCAACGCCGAAAGAACGCGCCGAGCAGAGGGTTCTGCATCAGGGCGAGCCCTCCGAGAAGTTCGAGTGGTTCAAGGTCGGCACGGCTGTAGGTAACGTACGGAACAAAGGGCCCGGAACTGATAGAGCTACGCCGCAGCAGATTGGTTGACCTCTCAGCCAACCAGCCATGAAGTCATGGCTGGCGAAACCTTTGACTTGCCATGATGGGAGTTCTCGGTACGCAGTCCAGATAACGGTGCCCGCCCGAGCGCGTAGCCTATTTCGTAACGCCTATGGCTTTGGATATGGCACAAGAAGGTATTCGATCTGGTAGGACAGACGCCTCTTGCGAGACGCCCGCATGCAACAGGTAATCAACCCTTTTCCGGAGTCTACAGTTAAGGATTAACGGACAGCGACGGAGCGCCCACTCTCAGGGAAACCACGGTGCAGTTGCCGCTCAGCGACTGGTTCGCACTGCTGAGGGCTTTGGTAGCAGGATCCCAGTTAACTAGGATGGAGGTTGGACCGCAGCTAGTGGTCGGGATCATCGATGTGATCTTGTAGGTGACATTGGTCATAGTGAGCCCTGTGACGCCACTAGTGGCACTCAGTACCCATGGCGGGAAGATAACGATGGGCTGCAAGGAGCACAGGCCACTCCCGGTAGCGTTTGCGTAATAGATCGTGGCCACGCCACCGACAACTTTGCCAGTGAAGGTAAAACCGCAAGTCACCGCAGCACCGAAGGAGGAAGGTGATTTAACGATAATATAGCCAGGGTCAGTGGTGAAGGGACCTTCCGGGCTGATCGACGCTGCGCTGGCCATCGAAGCGGCGACAGAGCACGCAGCGAAAGAAGTTGCACAACCGAGGGTTTTCAAGCGATTCATTGTTTTTCCTCACATGTATGGCGAATAATTTCGCCGGGCCGCGAGGCTATGATCGAGAGGTCACCGTGAAACTGCAGAATCTCCCTTTCCAGCCAAGTCTCAATTCATTTTCTACATGTTAGGCCATGTTAATTTTTTCGGCTGCAAATGTAGGTCAGTGCACCACAGCCCGGACATACGCCTGGCACGCCCGCAGCGCAATCACTGCGTTATCCCCGTCATCGGTGATGGCGATAAAAGATTTATGTCCGCGTCGGGGCCATTGCCAACCCGACAAAATAGAAAAGTTTTGGTACGCCAGCCAAAAAGTTTTGGTACGTAGACATTTTCCAGTAGGCAATAAAAAACCCCGTAGACGTTAATCTACGGGGTTTCTAAGAGTGGAGGCCGAGGTCGGAATCGAACCGGCGTAGGCGGATTTGCAATCCGTTTATGATCTGCCATTTTATTGGTCGATATGGCTCAAACACCTGAATTTATTGGCTTTCGCTAAATAACGCATCATCTGCATTCATGCCTATTTGGGACATCTGGTGTCCCAGGATTGTCCCACGCTTATCAGCCCCATCCCCGGCGTCCTGCCGAACGAACACAATCCCTATTTCCCCAAAGCATCATACGCCCGTTCGCAAGTCAGGCCCCTGGCTCTGGCTTGGTCAGCAGTTGTTGCCAGATCACCCGCTCGCTGGTCAGCGCGCTTGAGCACGTCGGCGAGCAGAGCGGCGTCACGGGTAGCTGCCGCCCTTGAGGCGGCAGTGCAGGAATTGCTGCTGGCTTGACTGGCTGCGAGGCGACTGGCAACGCCGTCGGCTGCGCTGCGCACCCGATCAGACTCGCGGTTAGCAGCAACAACAGCAGCCGTTGCGGTGTCGATAAGAGCTTGGCCATTCTGGACCACCTTGTTGATCGCCTGCTGGCGGGATTGTTCTTTGGTTCGTTCGGCGGCTTCGTTCAGCGCCTTGGCAGCCTCGTCGCGCGCGTCTCGATCGCTCCATTTGGCCTGCCACTCCGCATTGGCCACCGTCACGCCGTGGTGGTACACGCCAAACAGCGAGCCTACGACAAGCAGTAGCACGGCTATATAAGGAAGGATCTTCAGCCAGATAGCAGTCATGCGGCAGCTACTCCTATGGCGATTGCTTGACCACCAGTCTTACCGGCGAACAATGCTGCCTCTGCTGCCCGGCGGCGGGTCAATCCGCGCATAGGAACACCGGCAGCACGGTTCCAGCGGGAAAACTGGGTAATCGCGCTACCCATGTCGCCTGCGTTAATCAGGCGAAGCAGCGTTGAGCCCTGGAAGTTGCCAGATCCGAGGTTGTAGACGAAATCAACCAGGGCATCGAACTGGCCCTGACTCAGGCTAGTGGTAACCGCACAGGAAACAGAAATTTCCCGCGAAGCCAGGTCGACCAGTAATTGTGCGTCGGCCTGGGGCTGGGGCCATACCAACCCCGGAACAACCTCTGGCCCGGTATGGCCCCAGCCAATCGTCCAGGGTGCGCCACCAGTCGCCGGGTCCGGATAGGCGACCAACGAACAGTTCTCGAAATACTTCAGCACTGCGATGCCATTCGGGGATGTTTTCATGTTTTCTCCAGGCACAAAAAAGCCCGCACTTGGCGGGCTTCAGCGAATTGACTCTTGATTACTGAACGACGTAGCACTCTTCAACGTAGCCACGACGATCCCATGATGTCTCTCTCGATACCCGTCGATACGCAGGGTGTCGAGCTGCAATTGTTGGGACGTGAACTTGAGGCACTCCACCCCAAGGCGAATACGCCTCTTGGTTGAAGCTGATGAATATTCCTTTTAGGTTCTCCGCCCCCCAGCCAAGGTAGCGCTCTACTTCTGACTCGGGCATTTCCGGCATTGAGTCCTGATTGATCAGGATATTCGGCTGGAAGTCGATCTTGTCTAGTTCGAAATATGGTATTAGCTGTATCGGTGAATCAGCCCGCTCCAGATCCTCACCACCCAGTACCAGCGACTCCGGCGCAGATGAGCCAAGGAAATAGGACTGAACAAGCCCGGCCTCTGGAAGGTCGACGATTGCATATCTGGCAATACGACCATCCAACAGCTTGCGCAGCCAGTAGCATGTGCCGCCATAACCGCCACCAATCTCAACAACATTCAACGGCCCATCAGGATTCTGGCGACCAATGATTTCTCGCATGCGGTGAGCGCTATAGAGGTGTGAGCATGTCTCTCGTGATAAAAACCGTCCGCCGAACATAATCCCGCGCGGATCACCGCAGCGCGGCGCCTCTATTCTGAAGCCGAAGTGAGCCTCAAGGCGATCCATTAGCTGCTCTTCTGTGAACTTAAGCCGCCAGTAAGCAACTTGTCCCTGCTCGTGAGTTTCGGCTCTTAGTATCCCTAGACTTTCAGCAAGGGTCACGACAGACAACTCTATTGCAACGGGGAGATACGCCCATCGAAAGGCAGACGTATTGAATGTTGTTCCGTATGAATATCCATTCACCGCATCTGTTCTAAATATATTAGAGCAATAACTAGCAAGTAACTCAGTATTCCCCGACTCTACCAGCTGACATAACTCACTGTAATGCTCAAGACGGAGAACGCCCCACATAGAGCTTTCAGGGATTAAATCCTGCGATGCTTCATTTTCAGCAATCAAAGCTTTATATCTACGAATAATCCTCTCAGAAATACCAACAGAATCACTAGCGGAAGATTCAAGCGGCGGCTCAAGTGGGGTGCGCTGCGTCTGGGACTGGGTCATAAGCCATTCAGGCCTACGAATAACCCAAGATGCAGCGCTTATATCAAGGTGTTTATATCCAAACTTCAACCATCCCTGCTGAACTTTAAACAATCTATCTGGATTATTTGCTACAACCTTGAATATTCGATGGAATACGCTTCCAAAAATACGCATTACAGAGCCTTCCTTGCGTTGAAATCTTTGCACGAGTTGTAAGATTTCGGACAAGAATAGACATTTTCCGCGCGATAGAACAGGCCAATACCCAGATAACGCCTTCAGGACTGAATAACAGGCGCCATGAGTGCAGCAAGAGGTATAGCCACCTTCGCATGACCGGCCTCAGTCAGGTGCGTGCCGTCCGTGAAGTCAGCAGCAACCGTCATCCCTGTCGTGTCGAGGTAAGTCGAACCGGTCGCGGTAGCCGCAGCAATGACTTGGGTCTCGTACTTTCCATTGAAAGGCCGCGCCAAGAAGACGACTACGCCGGGGTAGCGCTGCTTGATGCGGCACACCAAGGTGATCAACAGCGCCTGCCAGGTAGATGCCGCAGCCGTATCGTTCGTGCCGATCTGGATGTATGCAACTTGGACGTGCTCTTGGCGTACAGGGCGATCATGCTGGTAATTGAACACCGATGTCGGCGTGTCTGGGAACCCGCCGCTACCCGCTACAGCCAGGCCCGTGCCGCCAAAGCCGTTGATGATTGGCTGCAAGCCCAATGATTCAGCAATCAGACGCCCAAACACCCGCTCCCCGCAGCTGTTGGTCGGCAGCGATGGCGTGCCCTTGGCGCAAATACCCTCAACGATGCTGTCACCGATGAAAATAATGGCAGGCCTGGTATCCGCCCACGGGGCAACGTTGCCGGCGCCGGCCAGGATCTTGATAACGTTCAAGCCGCAGTCTCGACGCCACCTAGGGTCTGCCTCGTGCGACCCAGATACTGCTACCTCAAAGGTGTGTGCGGCATCGGCGGATAGGCCAGATGCGAGTAGGTAGGTAGAAACGCCAGTCGTGCTGATTGACGTATACGCCCAGGCACCACCATCGACGCGAACTGCCATCACGGGCGACTGAGTGCTCGCAGTCGAGCGCGCTATCTTCATCGACACCGAGGTTGTGCCGCTGACCATGAACCGCATTGATGCGCCCTGGCGATTGCTGCCGTAACCGATCACGCCACCCTCATAGGTAGGCTTCCAGCGACCAACGAATGCCGCTTGTGCCAACACCGGGGCGGCGTCTTCATACAGAACGGACTTCAGCACGACAGGCGTTGCACCAAAGCTCGCAATGCGCGCATACCCTTCGGCCAATGGGTAGCTGCTAGCAGTTCCATCAGCAGGATAGGTTCCCGAACCACTAGCGGTTGCGGGGCGTGCCGCTCCATCCGCCCATACCCGCACCGCATAGGGCGCGCCTGGCGCTACCGGGCCGGTCTCAACTTCTACGTTGATCAGGTCTCCAGCAGCGCCAGGCATCGCAACAGGCGTCATTGCTGAGTAGACAGGCGTAGCCCCGGTGCCAATGTAGCCAAGCTCCAGGGTTGTTCCGGTCGAGCTCCACAACTGCCAGCCGTTACCATCCATATTCACATGGTAGCCGAGCAGGAATACTCCGCGCTTAACGCGGAAGGTCAACCTGCCATCGGCAAAGTACCTCGGGATGCACGCGGTATTAGCAGCCTCTGAATATGGCGCTACGACACTCAGCAAGCCAGAAGAGACGACAGCGGTAGCAGACCCACGCAGCTGAATTTTTCCGTGCGCCGGCGCGCCATTTTGCATGGTGTCTGTGAAATCAATAAGTACTGGAGGCTTCGACCCAAGACTCTCAATATTTTCAGCGCTGGCGGCCACACCAGCAGCAGGTGACGCCGCTGGAGTGGCTGAACCGGTCTGCAAGAGCCATGCAGATAAGCTTTTGGTTTCGCCTGCAAGCGTCACCGTCAGGTCGCCGACATCGCCAGAAACTTTCAAGTCAGCCATGGGAGCTCCTTACGAATCTGTTCCTTGCGCACAACATGCGCAGCTTCGGCAGCCTTGGCCGCATCTTCGTCGCCCGAGACTCGCTTGCTCATAGCTTCCGCCAGATATCGGTCAGAACCCGTGACAGGATCCGCGTATGCCAGTTTGCGTTTGCGTTCGATATCCTCGTTACGGTCTGAGCACTTGTCCGGCTGAGCCTTAGAGAATACAAACCCTTCCGGGACGTCGTCCTCACTATCGACCGGCACCCAGCCGCCGGTCTCTTTGCTTACTGCAAAACCTTTCATATTTCACCCCCGCTCGCGAATAAGCCGGCGCCAGCTGCGTTCGAAGCCCAATAGATGTTGCTTGATTCAAGGATCAAGTCCGCAAGCCAGGAAAGCTGGGCGGTACCGGCACTATTTTGTACTGGAGATGGGTTGGTGGTTGATGTGGATGAGCCGTAAGAGTTGTTAGGCGCAACGATTGTTGTGCCAGATCCATTGCTCGAAACAACAGTTATCCTTTTTGCTGTTGGTGGCGCAAAGCTTGCCCACGGGACAGCAATCCATGTTGGGGTTGTAATGCTGCCGACGGAGCCAGACGCCATAATTGGCATTGCAGCCAAATTGGTGCCTGCTGCAACTTTCCATGACCAGCGTGCGCCGATCCATGTCATACCGAGCAAGAACTTGCTGCCGGTAGCATCTGTCCGCGCCCAACCTACTAAAGCCTTGTGGGTGTAGCCAGCAGGCATAGTCGGCGAAGTCGCACTCAGAGAAAACAGGCCCGAGACAGTCGACCCGTTCCAGATCACCCAAACGCTGTACCAGGTAGAAACTGCGCCGCCAACAGAACCTGTATCCAGACCATTGGCACCAATTGGATTGGCTAGGCTTGGGGAAATACTCATCGCCCTCAAAACCTGATAAGAGTTGAAAGAGTTCTCCACTACAATTTCATCTGCTGCGAACGTAGCTACTGCATTAAGCCCTGTAGCTGAACCGGTCAAATTCCTTGCCGCGCCGATAACTCCGACAGTGTTTTGCGTGCCGATGGCATACCAGCTTGTCCCGCCATTTGACACAAGCGTAAACGACATGCCCGACGGAATCTGAAATGTAGCGCTGCTTCCGGGCGCGAAAATTCCATCTGATCCGGCGCAGACCAGCGTAATTGTGCCTGGAAAGTAATTCCAGAAAGTAAGCGTCGCTTTCGCTGGCATAGAGCTAGCGGCCGGAAGCTGTACATTGAATGCGCTATTGCTCAGGCCAATCAATACAGTGCCTGCATGCGCAGCGGCCGTAAGTGTGGTGGCACCACTGAGATAAATCATATCTCGATATTGAAAGCCAACACCCTGAACAAATGCGGTAGTTGCAAGGCTCAACGAATTATCGAACTGAGCCTGTGTAACACCATTCGAGTTGGGGAGCTGGTCAAGCAGCACAAGGTCTGTGCCGTCATAAAAGACATCAGAGGTCTGCCCCGAAACAATGACGGCGGCGATTTTGGCGCCGGTCGAGTTGTATTGCTTCAGATTCTTCGGACCGACAGCAGAAACGTTGAGTGTCGGAGTAGCGCCACCTGCTGCGCCGAATGTCACCCGAAACCCTTGGTTGGGAGCGTACGCACTGATTGCCGGGGTAGGCGTTAGCGTGAAAGCTGGAGCAGTGCCGCCTGCTGTAAATGCAGTTAAGGCCTGCGCCTGAATCTGGCCGGCCGTCACCGCATGCCCTGTCTGCGTTGCCGGGGCCACTTGCTCGGGCGCACCCGTGCAAAACAGCAGGATGTAGGAACCGCCACCAACCGAACTATTCCATTGCGCCCACATATCACCATTGGCAATTATCTCGCCACCCTGGAGTGCCGCATGCGCACCACCGACCAGGGCTACTGTGCTGACACCATCATTGATGGTGGAAGCGCCTGAGTTTCCGGTTTTCGCCTTGAGTCGAATGATCTGGCCTTCAGAGCGAGCCGTGAACGCTGGAGAAAACGCCCCAACATAGGCGCCTGCCGTCCCGGTATCGATGGCAAATGACATATTGCCACTCTGGATTGACTGGAGAATGCCAGACGGAAGAAGTGGCGCTCCAAGGTATTGGGTGATGTTTGCCGAGGTGATGATTGTTTGGCCATTTGCGACGGTCACTGCATACAGGCCGACGTAACCAGAATCCGGGGCTGGGGTTGCCTGAGAACCACTGGCAGCGGACGCACCTGCCTTCACCTGGATCACCGCTACGCCCTTACGCGACGTGTTCTGGGTCTGCCCGTTGTTACCCATGCCGCTAAACGGCATAGCTGGGTTGGCACTGTTGTAATAAGGCAGCAGGACAGGATTGGTGTCCTGATCCTGATAAGTCGCCTGTATCAGGTAGTTGATCGACTGGCCCGTGGTGGTTGGCGCAGGGCAACTCAGTGTAACGCCGTCCAGGAGGATGCCCTGCTTCATGATCGAGTGTGTCGTATCAGCTGGCAGTGTGGAAAACGCCAGCGAGTCGATATTGGTCAAGGCATAGATTTCGCCCGGCGCAACAACGACCTGGAGCGATGCCGGCCCTGTTGGAGTTACTGCAAAGCCATTGGCGATGGTGCTGGTGCCGAGCACTGCCGCAGCAAGCTTTGCGCTCCCAATCATGGCGTCTTTAGTCATTTGCAGCAGAGCTGTCTCAGGCAGGATCTGGCCTGGATATACGGTCTGTCTGTCCATGGGTGCCCCAATAAAAAAGCCCGCTCATGGCGGGCTTGGATTCGAATGAAGGATTTTTCAGTTGGTGATTCGGTACCAGACTGTGGTGCCGTAGACCTTGGTCGCCTCGATGGCGGCAACGATGTCGGCGTCTGAAACTTCCGGGAATAACTGCGAAGCGGGCAGTAGTCCGCTTGTCGTGGATAATCCGAACCAGTTAGTGGCAACGCCAGGCCAATTTGAGGCCCCATTTCCTGAGGGTCTGTAGGCCGTGACAAACGCTTGATAGGGGCAGCTGATTGAGCCAAGCGGGCCAGCAACTCCAAGGCCGAGCGTTATCCCCAGGCATCCGCAGTCGTCCGGCTTGGCTGGCTCAACGATCACCGGCCAACGGCCAGTAAGGTCGAACAGGACCTGGCTCATACCGTGTCGCGTGGCTCGCTCCCTGAAAATATTGATCAGGATTCGATTTCGATAGCTTGAGTCGAGTTGCCCGGCAAACCTGAGTAGGCTATTGCCGAAGAAGTCGAGCCCAATGATGTCCAGCCAGCCGTCTGAGGCTGATTTGATCCGCGTCTGGGCCTGCGCATATAAATAGAGGGTGAACCCCCACGAAAGCGCCTGCGCATAGCCCCACAGAAGCGCATCGAGAATGGGGTTGTTGTCTCCAAACCATCCAAAAGGAAGTAGGCTTTTCAGCCTAGAAAGCATGTCGCTTTGGTCGCCAACGCTCATTCAAGCCACCGTCACTGTGCCTGGTCGGATGACCTGTTTTAGAGTTGCCCCAAGATCGGCGGTACTGCCATTCAAGAGCACCGCGGATACGTTAGTAATGGCTGGAGTAACCCCATAGGCGATGGCCGCCAGCTGGGTATAAGGAAGGATCTGCCCGAGCGTCAGGCTTGATATGTAGGCCTGGATGGCTGCAACTACCTGAGCCACAACAACGCTGTGTACCACCGTGGAATCAGTGGTGATCGTCATCCCGACGTTTGCCGTGACTAGGCTTGGCCCAAATACGCCATATCGGATGGTAAAGCCGCGCACCGATTCAATGGCTGCCGCAGCCGAGACCAGGAAAGACCCAGGCGGCGCACCGCTGCCGTCATCGACCACCGCATAGAAATATCCGTAGAGGGTATTCCCGCTATAGTCCTGGTTCTCAGTCAGGGTGTAGCTGACGCCCTGCTGCATATTCGACAGTGCATAGCCGATCGAGGCCTTCACTGCCTTCGACAGGGATTGAACCCATAGAACGAATCGAGCGCGGAATGCCGAATCACTCTCCGGGTCAACGCCGCCTGCAAATACAGCCAGATTCGTTACTGTATCGATGCCGCTGATTGTTCCCACAATGACTGTAACAGTGCCTATAAGGGCATTAGCCGCCGCGCCGGCGGTGCTTGCCACCACGGGGACCGTTACCGATGCAGTACCGGCAGGGATCAGGTATCCACCCAGCGCCGCGTTGTACATGGCGTTGGTAGTGTCGATAGTGACCGTGTACTGCTGCGATCCGTCGGTAGATCCGACGATTGCACCAATAGGGACAAGGGCAGACACCGCCGGGGTGAATCTTGAATAGGTGACGCTGCCTACTGCGAAGCTAGCTGACAGCCGGTAGAAACCGAAGTCAGCCATCCAGCTATCAAGATCAGGACCAGAAGACGTGGCCGCCCGGGTCGTGGCCAGGAGCGTTACGATCAGTTGCTGAAGCCACTGCAGGACGCTGGCGTTGCTTTCGGTGATGGCCCGCAACAGCGAGCCGATCGTGAAGTCAACAAGTCCGGCGGCGCGGCCTTGGATGGCTGTGACCTGATCACGCACAAGCGTGGTGAAGTCCTTGATATTGAGCGATGCCATATCAGCGATTTACCTCAAACGAGAGCGTCACCGGCTCGCCCGTAGGGGAATCGGTGTAGCCAATATTGGCGGATAGAGTGTCGTTCTGTGACGAGACGGATATGACGGGGGCTGGTTGTTTTGATACGCAGTCTTCAAGCAGGATCTGACCCCTGATCAGTGCGATGACCTCGGGAATATTGGTCAGTGCACCAACGTATCGGCCAAGACCTGCGCCATATTCGGTATGAAATAGGTAATCGCCTGGGTTGGTGATGAGTCGCCTCAGGATTCGCTGCTTACCGCGCTCTATACCCTCAATTGGCGATAGGCTGCCGGTAGGAGATAGCGACAGATCGCCGCCGACGTAGTGATTTAGGTCTTTCATGCGCCCTTCACCGTCGTGGTCATGTGAGCGTTCGTCATTGGCGTGGCAGGAGCGCCGGCGCCTCCCGACGTATGTGTATGGGCGTTGAATAACGCCTGGAATGCCTCGGTCACAAACTTCAAAAGCGTTTGGCCATTGGCTCGCAAGTTGATTGACGGGGCTGTGACGCTGGCCGATGTAGTCGCTATGACGTTGGCTGTCTGAGCGGTCACGTTCAGGGTCGTATTGGCTATGAGCTCTACCGTTCCATCGTTATGAAATTTGAGCATGGATCCAGATGAATGGACTGCCCAGATTTCACCCGACGGGACTGGCATCGGTAGGTTCAGAGAGTTGGTATGCCTCGCCGTGACTTTGCCTAGGTTGGGGTCGCCCGACTCAAACGAAACAGTAACTTCGTCGCCGATCTGCGGGCCAATAGCCACGCCCCAGCCGTTACCGACACCTGGACAGTCAAGCTTGATCCAGTTTGTTTCGCGGCCTTCTGGCTGGATTGCAACCTTAACCACCCCATTTCCCGGGTCGTAGCCGGTGATGGTCCCAGTTCTTGGTCCGGTACTATCGTCGCCAAGGCGCTGCCTGGCCGCATTCATGAGGCTATCTATGCTCATGGCTGCACCAGTGAGTTAGGGTTATGGTTCTTGGCGGTCAGACTCATCGTGTAACCGCCGGAAAAGCTCATCGAGCGGCGCACTGCATCCACGTAATAGAGCTGGTCAAACTGTGATCCCGTTCCTTCCTGCCGAACAATCGTGTTCGGCATCAGCAGGTTGTCCGCAGGCATCGAGCAGGACATGCGCATTTCGTGGTCGGTGATCTGCTTGTGGATCTTCTGAGCCAAGTCAATGGCCTGGGCTTTATCCAGGCCATTGCGCTTGATCTCGTAGACCTGGCGCTTCGACGTTGACTGGCCTGGCGATATGCCCTTTGCCGAGTTGTTCGGATAGGTCGCCGTGACCGTCTTCCCGTCCTTGTAGGAGATGACCTGCACCGTTACGCCGAGCGCCAGTGTCAGATCGCGCTCGAAGGTAATGTCGTCTGACGTGTTCGACTGAGGGTAGTGGTAGGCGTTTTGCTCAACCCAGCGGATCACGTACTGATCGGCTGTTTGTGGGTCGAGGGCAGGCTCATAATGCAGCTCGTTGCCGCTCACATAGACCTGGAATCCATCAAGACCGGCGAAGTAGGCCAGCAAGTCCCACTCTGTGCGCTCATCAGTGACGTGCGCGTGGTCCCACTTGGTGATTCCGCCAACCTGCGTGGTAGTCGCCGTGACAACCGGTGTCAGCCCGCGTCGAGTGGCTAGCAGCGTGGCCACCTGGCTGGTCGTCATGTTGGCGAATTTTTCGTTAGTCTTGTGATCGATGAACCGGCTGGTGTAATCGCGGCCGCTAATCGCCACCTCAAACTTCGCCGGGCGGATGGATAAATGGTCCACGGCGCCCACAATCAGCTCCTTCCAGTCCTGAACGCCCTGATTTATCAGTCCGGCCGATATGGACACGTCGATCGATGTCTGAGACGCCCACCAGTTGATAGTGTTGTATGGCGGCGGAAGTTCGCTCATTGGCAGCACGACAGAGAAAGTGTCTGCCGAGTAAAAAGCATTGCTATCGACGTCGAACGAGTCAAAAGACACATGAACGCCGTTCAACAGCAGGCGGCCGACCACCTGCCGGACAAGCAGCTCCGTCTCTCTGGTATTCAGGTCCACTTATTCACCTACTGGGATTTTTATGGTCTGGATGCCGTCGAGGCGCGGGTCAGTGATGTTGTTTGCTGCGGCGATCTGGGTCCATCTAGACTGATCGCCATAGGCGTCTGCCGAGACTTTTTGCAGGCTGGTATTGCTGGTGGTGATGCTTGACGTACCGTTAGCCAGCGGGCCCGACAGTACGTTCTTCTGCATCCGGTCTAGAACGCTCTGCATCTGATAGAGCGGAGCCAGCTGGGTCAGCGCGGCACCCTGCCGGAGCACGTTATTGGCTGCCAGGGAAACTGGGTTGCCAGGAACCAAGCCGCCTAGCGTGGTTATGTCGTTTACCGAAGCGCCCACCTGGGCTATCACCGACTGCACGACCGCTTGCGCGGCAACCAGTGGCCGTATGACGGTCTGGATCGTGTCGATGGTTGCGTTGGCGAAGCCTTGCACCTGCGATACGGCACTTTTTACTGAGTCGATCGCGGTACTGACTGCACTGGAGTTGATGATGCTGGCCAGGCCAAGTGATTCACCCATGTCGCTGTTGATCAGCGCGTCAAGCGTGCCGGCAAGTGCGTTTTCGGTAATCGGCGTGTCGAGACTCGACACAATCAGCAGTTCGATGCTGTAAAACCGTCGGTATACGTGCTCAAACCGCTGATTGAACGACTGAATAATCACGCTGAAGTAATAGCCGTCAATGCTGAAAGCCAGTGGAGCACCGACATCGCGCAGGGTTTCGAGTGCAGTCACCCGATCCCCCGCAGTGGCGCCTGTCATCCACCCGGACCACGACAGGTTGTCGTAGTCCACGCCCAGAACATCAACAATCCGCTTCCCGCCGACCAGCTTGTGTACGACAAGCTGTTGTTTTGCGCCAATCGTTACCGATTCCGGAACCTCGAGCCCAGTGAACTCCACGTCACCGACAATCAGGCGCGTGGCAAATGGATCCCCGCCCGGGGCGAAGTTGTCCAGGAAGGAAGTGAAGCTCATCGATTATCCCCTTGGTATGGCTGTGCTTGGGGTTCCAGGCATCAGCATGGTGCGGGTAGGGTCAAATCCTTGCGTTCCCGTGCGCGGCTTCGTTGCTGTCTTTGTCATCTGATCAACAACTACCTCGGCAACCCGCTTTCCGTCCAAATTCATCTGCACGATGATTGGGTCTCGGCTGAAGTCTTTTGGCGGTACCGGCGCGACAATTGCGGAGGCGCCAGGAACAGTTTTTCTGTAGTCGTCGGCGAACGTAGTCTTCGATATTTGCCAAGAGGCAGGCAGGATCGTGTTTGCCCCGGCGATCAGGGTGTTGAAAATCGTCTGCCAGCCGGTTAAGAAGACCAGCGCGAACAGTTTGAATGCCCCAACGATATCGCCACTGAACAACTGAACGAAACCGGTCTTCATATCGCTCCACATCAGCTTTAGTGCTCCGCTGATTTCCTTCCAGTTGTTCCAAAGAAGGAATGCGGCGGCGGCAATAGCGGTGATTACAAGCCCGATAGGGTTAAGAAGCAGGAATCGCCCGGCAACCAGAAGGAACTTTGCAAATCCTGTAGCACCCATTACAAGGTAGGTCGCCATTCTGGCGATCCAGGGAATGAGCGGTGCAAGGCCGCCAGTGCCGACGAAGATCAGCGCTTTTGCCAGAAGCCAAAACCCACGACCTGCCGCGATGGTCATATTTATAAGGCCGCCACCAATAAGGAAGCCAGAGAAAATAGCTAGTCCGAGGCCGAAGTTTTTGACCGACTCTCTGTTTTTATCCACCCAGTTGGCTGCCGAAATAAGCAGCGGCGTGATCTTTTCAAGCGCGCGTATCGCCAGAGGAAGGACAGCGATACCAATGTTGATCATCAGACCGTTCCACTTAGCTCTCAGGTCGGCGAACTTGCTGTTTGGATCATCCTTGTATGCCTGAATTGTCTGATCGGCCCCCATCGCACCTTTGGTTAGGTTCGCATCCCGGATTAGCTGGAGCTGCTGCGTACTGATAATGCTGTTTTGGTTTGACGCGGTGCGGTTCGAAAAAATGTCGTTCACGAACTTTAAAATGTCAGACTGGTTTGTAATGCCGTGCTTGGCAGCGGCTGGAAGCGCGTAGGCCCTGATCCACTCGGCTGGGTTCGCCTGGAACACGTCGGCGCCCACAATGTTTTTCATCACCATTGCTTTCAGTGGCTTCCCGCCAACCGCACCATGCGTCTCCATCGCCAACGTGCCGAGCCCGAACTCCTGAAGCAATGCCATGGTTTTCTTCGGTGTACGCCCGGCTATCAGGTTCTGATATCCGGACATGAGCGACGTACCAGCCTTGGCGCCGCCCTGCTCTTGAAGCAGAAGCGACATGTTGTAAATGCCCTCATCCGAGAGCCCGCGGAAGGCCGTACCACCCATCTGGGAAAACTGGTCAAGATCTCTGAATTTTACGAAACCACCAGACCCCGTAACCATTCTCTGGGCCAGGTCTAGATTTCGCAGGAAGGTGGCTTCGTCGTGAGTTCCGCCCCTTCGGTCGATAAACTTCAAAAGTGACCGCGTAGAACCTTCGTCAATATGCCCCACCTTGCCAGCAAATATTGCACTGTTGGCGGCATTCAGAGCGGCAATCTTCGGGGTTAGCTTTTTGGCAAGGTCGAAATCCCCAAACAGACCAACAGACTCAGACAAAGAGTTCATGAGGTCTTTGGCGGAAACGCCGAGGACATTGGCACTACGAGCAAAGTTGTCTGCCTGCGCGTTGATCGCGCCGCCTAGGTTGATGGTTTTGAACTTGGTATAGGCAAGCTCATACTGTTTTGCGGCATCAATAGGCGCCTTAAATAAAGCTGCAATCCCGAGGCCGCCGGCAACCATCGCGCCACCAATAGCTCCTTGTTTGCCGATTGAGGCCAGCTTGGCATTCAGCTTGTCTACGTCTTGGCCGGTACTAGCCAGGCTCTTGCTGATCAGGGCCATACCTGCGCTGACATGGTTGATCAGCGACAGCTTGACAGCGACGGAATACGCCTCAAATGCCATAATGAGCTTTCCTTTTGTGGTGTTGAATCACATGGCAAAAAATCAGCGCACGTATCAGTGGGTTAACGGCCGAATTCAGAACGTAGACGCCGTGAGCACAGAAAGGCCAAGACGCCCAAGCATGGGCATCCAGACAGGCCTGCTCGTTTTCATGCTTAGCAGCGTGACGATGGTCTTTGCTGGTGGCGCACTTGTAGTCTTTGCTGTTGCTCTCTATGCAGTCTTATTTGGGTGATCTATGAATAAATGGATTTTGCTGTTCGGCATGTGCTTAGCGCCCCTGGCAAGTGCTAGCGCTACTGAAAAATCATGCTCGGTTGTTTCGTGTAATGCGGGCGACAAAGCTACGACTCACATAGAGGACGTCGGGTCGCATTACTTCGCCTGCCCCACGAAAGAGATTTCCGAGTACGTTAATTTTGTCTGGGCGCTGGTGTATACCAGCTATCAAATGACCGGAAGCCTGCCAAACATTTCACCAAAAACGGGGGAGCCAGAATACGAAGGCCAATCAAAGTCGATGATTGATTCGCTTCGCTCTCAAGCAGGTGTATCAACTTATGATCAGGCTCAAGGGCAATGTGCAAAAGGCCGGAACAAGATTCAGGTGATGGTTATGAACAACCCAAAAGACTCACTTTCAATTTGGGTAGCGGATAAAAACAACAAAGCGTTCTGGATGCCGAAGGCATTTCTGAATAAGCGCTAAACCTTGCCGTCATACCCCAGCGATGCATGGATCGCCTGACCGCCGATAAGCCCGACAACCGTCGCAGCGCCAAGCGTGCGGCGGATGAACTCCTTGTTCGTTAGTAGCGCTGGCCCCATCACCGGGCGCGCTGGAATCTTCGGCGTGCCGAATTCGTGGTAGACCATCTTCGGGTCGGTTGAGCCTATGACTGACTCAAGAACTGAAGTTGTATGGCTGAAGGATTCGCCCATCTCTCCAGACGCACGCAGAGGCGATTCGGCCGGGTAGCCCATCTTGGCTTTGTGCTCTTCGGTAGACTCAGCCAGCTCAGCCCAGGCTGGAAAAGGGCCAATCCCTGGCTGGTAGTGCCCAATCTCAGCTTTTGCGGTCCGCTCAACGCGTTCAGCGCACTTCTCAAGCCCTGCATGAAGACTGGCAAGCAATGCAGCCTCTTGCCCGGCCAGGTGCATCGCCAGGCTACCCAGGTCTTTGAACTCCATGGCTCAATCCTTCTTGTCGAACTGCATGCTGTGCCAGTTCCAGACGCCCGAGCCCTCGAACTCCGAGAACAGGATGGAGAAGGCGAAGCGCTCGTAGTCTTCCAGCGGCCCGCACTCGAACAATCTATCGAACGGAACCCCGTTTTTCACCAGCCAACAATCCCGGCGAAACTCGGGGTTCGTTGCTAGTTTTTTGCTGCGGCCTGCTCGGCGCCAAGGCCTTCCTGAAGTGCTTTGGCGTCAGCTTCAGCTTTGGCCGCCTTGTACTTCTCTTCGAAGTGATCGTTGATTGCAGCCATGCCCTCTTCGCCCAATTCTTGCAGCACAGCCTCGATCTGTTTGTTGGTCTGCGGCAGGCCAAAACCAACGTCGTCGATGTAGACGACCATGGCGGCTGGCAGCGCGAAGCCCGACATGTAGGTCTGGTTGCCGGCGATTTCACCGCCGACGGCCATCACGATCCGCCCCTGCTCCAGCGGACCCAGCTTACGGAGCTGAATAGTCCGGCCGAGGCTGTCGTGGATCGTGGTGAATTTGGGTTTTTGGTCAACGTGGACCGGTGCAGCGGATTCGGTAACGGTCAATTTAGCCATGGGTAAAGCCTCTGGTCAGTGAGTCGTCAAGGAGCATGGCGTGCGGGGTGACGAGTCCCGCGCCCTGCGAGCCGGGCTGCCATGCAAAACAGGTATCAGTTAGCCTTGTAGCGACGACGGGCAGTGAAAGTCATGGTCTGGTGAATGGTCTTGTCACCTTCTTTCTTGCCAGCGTCTTCAAACTTGTAAATCACGTGCGCGTAGCGATATATCGAAAGGCTTCCGTCAGTGTTAGTGATGGTTTCGGTGATGGTCCCGGGCGCCTGATTGATACCGCGGTAATAGTCATCCTCGAACTGTGCCCACCAGTCATCGAGAGTCCCATCAACGCGCTCTACGCCAATCGAACCAGTCCAACCTTTGGGTATCAGAAGCTCATCTGTCTGCCCGTTGAGTGGAGTTTTTTCGTCGCTGGTTGTCTTGGGCTTACTCTCGAAAGTCATTATTTTCGGGATTCGAATTGGACCGTAAGGCCCATTGATGTCGACGGCGACATCTTTCCCTGTGTTGTATCCACCTTGCATGGCGTTCTCCAAATAAAAACCCGGCTCTAGGCCGGGCTGGGAAGTGGTTTTCTGCGCCTGTTAGCGCGGAGTGGCGGACGCAACGATCGTGACCGATTGACCCGCTTCGAGATTGACGAGGAAGTAGCGAATCACCGAAAGGTACTTAACCTGCACGTCAGCCTGCATATATCCGAGCGCCACACGGGATTCAGGGTTGTTGCTGGCTTCGATCTGAACCGAGTATGCAGGGCCGCCATTGACGTCGCCGATCATCCCTTGGATGCGCAGCGTGTCGAGGAAGCTTTCCATTGTCGACTTGGTGGTGCGGCGCACATCCGGGGTCTGCAACTGGCCGATCACACCACCAAACGAAGCGGCAATGGTCAGCGAGATGAAGTTTGTCATCCGGGTGTAGTTGTCACCATTCACCGCCGAGTTGCTGGAGCAGTTCAGGCCGGAACGGTGGCCGAAGTAGCTGCCGCCCGGGCATGGGTTGGTGATGACGTCAAGGCGTGCAGTGTTGATCGCGCCGATTTCGGCAATGCTGTACGGCTGCTGCGCCAGGTTGCGCTGAGTCGATACCGCGTTGGTGATCGGCTTGTTCAGTGCGTTTTGGTTCGGCGACAGTGCGGCAATCTTGGCGGCAGAGAAGGTCGCTGGAGCGATCATGCGCTGCTGGCCGTTAACCTGATCCTGCCAGTAGACCCAATCGCCCGACATCACCTTCAGCGCGTAGCTGTCACAGCCGGCGGTGGTCAGCGCGGTGGCGACGGTGGTGTAGGAAGCCCCTGCAACGCCCTGAGTGACCATGTAGCAGCCTTCGGACAGGCCGTAAGTGAGCATGGTTGGCCACTGGGTGGAGTCGGTCACATCGACCAAGTTAGCGACCTGTGCGCCAGTCCCGCGCAGCGCGTACATGCCTTTACGAGCCGTACCAATCACGCCGTCAGTGCCGACCAAAACCGAATCGGTCAGGGTTGTGTTGCCGGAAGTGCCGGTGGTGAACGCGACCGTCTGGGTCACTGCGACTGGGGCCAGGGCGGTAGAGCCCACGGTGGCCACAACCAGCTGAGAAGCACCGCGAATGCCGGATTGACCGTTGTTCACCGCGCTCACGATGTTCTGCCACAGCGCCAGGCCGGAGCCGGTGATGTTGTCGAACACTTCAGGCGATACGCCTGGGAGCGAGATGGTCAGTTTCCAGCTGGATGCAGCCGAGCCGGTGGCCAGTGTCGCGCTGAGCGAGTTACCCAGTGTGCCGGTGTAGTACGCGGTCAAGGTCGCGCCAGTAGCTGCGGCGGTGTCCTTGAGCGTGCTGGTGGCAGCGGTGTCAGTGCCGTCGGTGACGCGCACGGCGCGGATGTTCGATGCACCACCCTGGATCGACACGGCGATAGCGGTGCACAGGTCGTACTTGCGCACGGCCTGGGTGCCGAACTTCTGGGAGGCATCACCAGGCGAGCCAACCAGAGTAGCGCTGTTCACCGGACCCCAGTCGGCGATGCCGACGATGCCCAAAATGTCAGTGGCCACACCGTTGATGTACCGAGTTTTCGGTGGGACGATCTGGATGTAAAGGTCCGGGGCCTGAAGCGCCGCCGTGTTCAAGCTGCCTGCCGGGTAAATGGGCATGGCGTCCTCCTAATGAAAAAGCCGCCTCAATGGGCGGCTTCTTGTGTGTGGGTTTCGCTTGTTAGGCGTTGGCGACTTTCAGGACTTTGTCGGCGCACTCACCGGCCAAGACTGCGGCAACCTCGTCTGCGTCAGTGATCGACTGGCCGACTTGGTAGTCAGCAAAGGCGAACTTGACGGTGAGGTTGAATGGCGATGGCGCTGCTTTAGCCTTTGGGGCTGGCGCTGCGACTGGGGTATCTGGAGTATCGGAGTCCATGGCGGGCCTCAAAGGTTAAGCGTTTTCATGGTTTGCCCGGACTGGGCGTTCACAATGTTCAGCACTGGCGCGATCACTTCGGCCGCATTCAGCACTTGAGTTGTTGCGTAATCGATGGTGTAGAACAGGTCGATCCGGTAGAGGTCGGCCTTTTGGAGTTGGTCGGTCATCAGCGACCCGCCTGAGCGGATGATGCCGAAGGAGCCATCCAGAAATGAGATGCTGTTGCTGTCGGACAATGCAGAATCGAGTGGACTTGCCACAGCGTCACGCGCTGCCGGGCTGTTTGCCCAGACGATGAGCTGCACAGACTGCTCCTGGCGCTTGGTCTCCTTGTAAGCAGTACCGAATCCACCAACGCGAGCGAGGACCGCATGAGCTCCTGTGAGCGTGATAACCGGGCCAGCGCTAGAGGCGCCAGGCACAAGGTACGCAAGCGCAGTGGCGGCGCTCGTCAGCGTGTCTGACTGCTGTACGGCATAGACATAGCTGGTGCCGTTCAGGTTGATCATGATGTTCTGCGCGCTGATCGTCCCGGAGAGGGTCACGACCGATCCGGAGACCGTCATGGTCAGCGTGTGGACCGGCGCAGTCAGCGGAACCCAGGTTTTGCCAAGGTAACGCGTGGTGCTGCGATCCTTGCCATGCGGGTAAACGCTGATGTGCGCAATCCCTGCAGCCAGGTCGGCCTCAAGCTGCTCAGGAACCGGCCAGCCTGGGTAAACCCGGATGGGGAACCCGGCAACGCTTGGTTGGCCGGTTCCGTTCGGGTAAACCACAGCTGCAATCTGAGCGGCGGCCTGCTTTAGTACGTCGGTCAGACTCGCCATATCACACCTGTGCCTGCATTGCGGTGATGCGCCAACCCATATCGGTAAGCTCAGCGCTCGAAATGATGTACTTGCGGCCAAGCTCGTCGCGGATGATGTCGCTCGTGCGCAAGATGATCCCCGGGTAAGCCGGCATCAGGATCGCCCACCATGGTGTTTTCACGTCCAGTGGCAGCTTGGCGTCGTTCGTCTCGCCCTTGGTCCCCTGCAAGATGCTGGCGGGCCAACCTTGCATCAGTGGCGCCTCAGTCGCCCGAGTGCCACCGGAGTAGGCGCCAAGACCAACGCTTTGATCCTGCTGATCGCGCAGAACGCTCACGATGCGATTCGTCTGCACGCAGTAGATGGGCAACGTGTCCTGCATGGCGGCGATGAAGAACGTCCCCTGACGACCTACCAGGAAGTCACCCGGGGTAAACGTGCGAGCGTCGAACAGACCAAGCCAGGTGGCCTGACCGTACTTGTTCGGCGCGGAGTAGCTGAAATTCGTGGTGAACGACGCGGGCAGCGTCTGCAAAGCGGTTGACGACAGCGGGTTACTGGCGCTCGTGGCGCGAAATTGCTGGTAGTCGAAACCGATACGCTTGGCTGCCTGCCCGTACCCTTTGTAAATCTTGGCCTGGAGCTTTGTGCCGTCCATATCAGCTCCTGGAGATTCGTGTACCGCCATTTCCAAGGCTTGGACCTGGCGCAATGCCAATGAACGAGCACAGTTCGCGCCGCCAAAGCCTGTAAAGCTTCATGCGGTCTGACACTTCGTTCTTGTTGTGCACCCAAACTGCGGCTTGATCGGTGTCAAGGTTCTCGGTTGAGTCCGTAACCGCCGTCTCCAGCCCTGATAGGGTTGTCAGAAACGTTACGATGCGGGTTTCTTCTTCCGGGCGCAGTGTTGAGAGGCGGTGATAAAGCGTCTGCCAGGTTCCTGGCGAGACCCAGCCGTAAGCCAGGTCACGGCTATTGTCAGCAATGGTGTCACCAAGCATCGGGTAGCCAATGAAGCGCCGAACGTCGGCCAATTGCTGATCAGTTAGCATTTACTCGGCCTCTTTCGCCGGAACCCAGCCGCCGGAATAGTAGTTTTGCACTTCGTCAGGGTGAACCTGGGCGGTGTGCGGGGCGCTGTAGACGTGCGGATCGCGAACCATGTTCACGTAGGCAATTTCGTCAGCCACAACTTCAGCTACGCCATCGTCGGTGCCATCAGATTTCTTAGCCATGATCTTCTCCATGAATGGCCGCCAGTCGCCCGGCGGCCAGGGCGATTAGCCCAGCAGAACAGCCGTGTGGGCTGGCTTGATGTTCGCGCAACCCCAGGCAACCGAGATCTCGTAGCGAACGCGGCGATATTGCTTGTACATAGCCACTTCAAAGCTCATGCCGGTACGCGGATCGGTGATCAGCATGCGGTCATCAGCCATGTCGCCTTCTTCCGGCAGGGCTGGAGTACGGGTGGCCAGAACGATTGCCGAGCGCGGGAACGCGAAGTTGGCAGTGAATGCGCTCGCAACGGTTACGGTTGCGCCCGAAGCCACAGCAGCACGCAGGCCAGGAGCGCCGATGGTGACGTTGCCGCCCGACAGCGCAGTGGTTACCACGTACTTGTAGTTGCCGATGGTCAGCACGTCGCCAGCAACGATGGTGCCGGTGCCGGTTTGGACTGGGATCAAAGTTGCGCCGACAGCCAGAGCACCGTTGGTGACGTAGCTCGCGCCAGTACCTGGGGTATGGGAAGCCACGCCTGCCGATTCGCGCAGAGTGAAGCCGTGCAGTTCAAGCAGGGTGCCCTGGGCGCGGAGGCTGGTGGTGCCAGCTTCGTTGGCCTTGGTCAGCTGTGCCAGGGTGCGCAGAGCGGCGCCGGAAGTGGTGTCGATCACGCACTGCAGGTCGCTCAGCGGAGCACCGTTATCCGAAAGGATCTTACGGACTTGGGCGGTATCGCCGAGGGTGGATGCGAACGGCGTGGTGCCGGCGGTGCCAGTTGCGCGCGAGGCGCCATAGGCCAGTTGGCCCAAGTCAACCTCGATTTCGTTAACGAGGGTGCGCATTGCCTGCGAAATCTGGTCCCGACGAATGCTCGCGTAGCCTGGGCCGGTGTTCACGCCCTTCTGCTCTTCACCGGTCCAGCGGAATGGAACCATCCGAGATTTGGTGATGCTGAAAGGCGTGTTGCCGACAGTCTGATCACCGTCATCTGGGGGCAGTTGACCTGGAGTGACGTTTTCAGCGGCCTGAGCGGCGGTGATCGGAATACGGATCGCCTGGTTGAGCGCGGCGCGCTCAGCGGTAGCGTCCAGCGTAACGGACGGGATGAAACCTGCCAGTTCGCGGGAAACGATATCAAGCGATTCGTAGAGGTCCGGGACCAGGCTGGTAAGGGTGTTGGCCATTTGGATGAATTCCTTTAATCAGAAATAGGTGCGCCAGCCTTGACGTGCTCCATCTGCTTGGCAGGTGGTAGAGCTTCGAACTGGGCGCGGGAAAGTTTTTGCGCGCCACCCGTAGCCGCACCGCCAGATGCACCGCCGCCACTGGCGCCAGAGCTTTTCAGGATTTGGTCGCGATACGGATAGCTGTCGACGAGGAGTTCCAGGGCTTCGTCAAAATTGGCGATCTCACCTGGATTGCTGCGACTGAAGAGCTTGTTGCCGGTCTTGTCGTATGCAACGACCTTCCCGTCCTCAACCTTGAACTGCTCGCCGAAGCGCGCACGGACCAGATCAGAGGGGATTGCCAGCTTGTCGGTGATGAATTTCGAGCGGTCGAAGCTGCCACCAACCTTTTCGGTTACCAACGCGGCATTCAGCGAATCGCGTTCAGCAACGATTGGGGCGTACTTCTCTTCAACGGCCTTGATCGCTTCAGCGCGGACCTTTTCGACTTCGCCGGCATCCACCAGCTTTTTGGCGTCGAAGTTCTTGATCGTTTCAAGCGCTTTGCGGGCTTCGGCAGGATCGGCGATCCCCTCGAAGGCCTTAAGAGCGCCTTCAGCCCCCTCAGCACGTTCACGATTGGTCTTTGCTTCAGCATTCAGGCGGCTGATCGTCGCTACGGTGCCTTGGGCATCGAATGCGACATCTTTGCCGTCATCACTGACATAAACAGGTTTGCCATCAACAACTACTACGTGGCCTTCTTCGTCGATTTTAAGTTTCATGCTGGTCATCCAACCCTTTGGTAGGCCATCCGGCCCGGCGCGGCGCTATCCATCCGGAATCGCGCCCATAAAAAAGCCCCAGCGAGTGCCAGGGCGGTGTTCGGTGATTGGGTTAAACGCCTGGGAGCGTTACCCCTTGTTTCGCTGGCTGGACCTTGATCCGGTCCTGCTCTTGCTGCCAGGTAATGCCGTCCTTGACCATTCCGCGCCGCTGAATCTCGCTGAACAGCGTTTCATTGGACAGAACACCAGCAACGTTCATCTCTAGCAACAGGTCAGCGGAGGCTTCTGCAAGCGATGCAGCGCCGAAGTCTTTGTAAATGGACAGGTGCCCACCCTCACTCTCTCCGATCCACTCAGCCATGAGCTGCATAGCCTGGTCGAGCGAGTCCTCTACGTCCTGGGCGATGCGCTGTAGTGCGCACATTCCGGGCTCGTTGTCGGAAAGGGTCTGAGCTACGGTGATCTTGCCGGGCTTTATTACAAGCAGCTCGGCACCCACCTGCCGCATGCGGTCCTCAATGTCGAGGATTGAAACGCGTCCAGACTCAATCGCTTTGCCTGTGTGCTCAACGTATGTGAGCGTGGCGCCGATCTTGTCAGATGTGATTGCAGTAGCAGAACCAACAGTGAGGTTGTCCTCGTCGCCGAATCCAACCCCAAACAGGATAGGTACTCGCGCAACGTGCAAAATGGTCTGCTGATCCGACTTCGACTGCCAGTGCTCGACGTTCATGAACGCAAGCTCGCGCAGAGGCGGCATGGCCTGCATGAAGCCAAGGCGCTTACCGTAAACTGGCACGAACGGAATCTTGGTCAGGGTTGATTTCCCTTGAGCGTGAAGAAGCCACTCCAAGTCACCCTGGGCGTTCTGCTTCTCGCGGTATGTCTCCCAGCGGCCCTGGAAAAGTACACGGACCTGGTCGATTTGCTTCTCGCTGAATTCGTCGACTTTTTCGGTCACGGCCTCAAGGAAGCGCAGCATCGTGAAGGTCTCAACCCCCTTGATGCGTTCCGATGCGTAGTCAAGGAGGTTGTCTGCGCAGATCTGCACAAAGTACGGCCGGACACCTGCAGCAACCTCTTCGGCCTTGTTCCGGATGCCCGCTGCCTGCGGATAGTCAACTAGAATCCCGCAGATGCCGTATGCCATCGCCTCCTCCGTAATGCTGGCGGCAAAGGAATGCATGTTGCGGCCTTGCAAGTCGATATCCTCGCAATACTCAAGGATCGTCTTGGGCGTGTCTTCGCCGTAAGTGAGCGGCCTGGAAAATGGCTTGCCGCACAAAACATCTATGGTGCGGGCAAAGGCCGGGAAGAGAGTCGCTGTGCCCAGGCGAGCGTTGTAGAAGCCTTGATCTTCATTCGGCCACTGAGGGAGGTAGGTGGTTCCTGCCTCCCGCATCTTTCCAGTCCCGCCAAGCAGGGCCTTGATCATGGGCCAGCATTCCGCCATCGCTTCGATTTTGGCGGAGCGCTTGCGAACGCTATTGCTCATGGCGTAGTCCAGTTATGCGGAGAATGGGCGAATGGTGGTTGTGCGCTTGACGATCGGGAAGCGCTTGATAATGAAGTATCCGAGTGCGTCGTTCGGGTCTTCCGTTCCATCTTTGTTCGGCTCACCAGCATTCGGCTTGCCGACTTCGGCGTATGTCTGCTGCTCTAGAACGCTGGTAGCGACCGGGCACAGCTCGGTATTGACCAGATAGCGCCGCTCGCCTTCGCCATTCAGGAACATGGCATTGACAGAGAGCACGCGGTCACGCACTTCAGGGTTAGCCGGGTTGACCACTAGAGTGAAGCCGGCAGTCCGCAACAGACTGTGGTCTGTCTCGCTCCCGTTGACGCTCTTGCGGTTCTTGCCGCTGGCATCTGGATAGATCGAGATGTGATGGCCTGGGTATTTCTCTTGCAGGGCAACGATCATCGCCGGGGTGTCGAATACGTGCGTAATTTCACCCAGCAGCATCGGCTTGCCATCGCGGATGACATGGACCATCGCCGCCATACGGCTGATGTTGAAGTCCATGCCGACGTGCAACGGCTCGCCAGGCTTGATGGTCTCGCTAGTATGGTTTAGCACCCTGTCGAAGCTCGGGTACACACTGCCTGACACAAGGTTGACGAACTTGCCGTCGATATAGGCATCCACCAGGTTCGCCGGGTAGGACTCCTTCAGCGACCCTATGTAGTCCTTTGGCAGGTTCTTCGCGTTATCCCGTGTGCTGGCATGCACGATGCCATAAAGCGGGCGCTGACTTGGACTGGTGGCCAGCTCGCGCACGAACTTGCGATAAACCCAGTTGTAACCTTCAGGTGTTGTCGTGACGTCGACAGTGTTCTGGTCACGGCCAGGCCAAACAGTCGACATCCGCGCAATGATCTTCTTCCAGGCGCTATCGGCCTTCTTGATCGGCATACAGTCGATCTCGTCGACCAGCGCGTGGGCAATGTTGAAACCGACGATACGGTGCGGGTGCTCCATGCTCTTGCACACAATGGTGCTCAAGCAGCGCCCAAGGTTGTCGCGCAGGTAGACGCGCTTCTTGCTTGGGACTATGTCAGCGAACAGGCCAAAAGAGGAAGCAACCTCCGGCATCGTCTCGTAGAAGATGTCAGCAATCTGCGGATAGGTCGGAGCGAAGTAACCCTGTGGAATGCCTGGGTGCTCAAGCGCGTTGATGCACATGCGCACACAGCCGACAAAGGTCTTGCCGCTACGGTATCCACCAACAAACGCCGAGAACTTCTTGGGGTAGCTGATGAACTCGAACTGTGGCCTATTCAGCTTCAGGGTCGCTTGCATCTTCCACCCCGATGATTACTTGCTTCGGCTCAGGCAGCCCTTTGTTCGGATCTTCCAGTTCTCTGCGCAGCTTCTCGTTAGTCAGGCGCTTGGTCTCAAGGTCTTCGCGGGTCTTGGTCAGCGATTCAATGCGGCCAAGGTAGCGGTCGTAAATCTGGTCGAGATTGCTACCGCTGCCACACCCTTCCTTGCTACCAGTCTCTTCAGGCGTACCCAATGACTTGAGAACGCGACCAATGAGCACCTTTGCCAGCCTCAACTCATCGTCTACCCGCTCTAGCTCAGCACTATCGAATGAAATCTGTTCTTCATCAGTGAGGAATTGACTGTAGATCCCGTGCTTACGGGCGTTCTGGTTGCCGGAGGCGTTCTTCGGGCCTGTACTCTTGCCGCCGTGCAGCTTGCAGCGAGAGGAACCGGGCACCGCGTGACGCTTACATGGTTCCCCGTTGCCGCGCTTCTTTGCGCCGCATAGGGCCATAGTCAGCCTCATTCATAGGGTTTGTTTTTCAGGATGGCGTGTTGAACGTCGTTCGAACGCCATTCAATGCTCATTCGGTTGGCTTGGTCACGGTGAGCGTTCGAATCTTCCCGCCTGTGCAGCTGTCACGCTTCATGGCCATCTCGATTGCCTGGTAAGCAGACGCGCCCATGTCGAATGCGGTCAGTGCGTGGTCCATACCGCTGCCGATAGCGTAGGGCCGGTCGAGCAGCATCGGAGTCTTGGAGAGCTTGCCCTCGTAGTACCCGATCAGAGTAAGCACGCCGTCCTGGGCGACAATAGCCTCTGCTCCGCACTCACCGACGATCTCCTCACCAAAGAAGAGGCCGATCAGCTCATTGATCTCGCTCGTAGCACCAGTACCTAGGAAGAATGCACCATCGCGCTCTCTCAGCTTGTCGAAGTCGTCGTAGACGATTGTGCGACCAGCCGTTACTCGACCGTCATAGGCGATGATGCCGTCCTTGTAGGCGATCGTGGTCATTGGGTCGCCTCGTCAGTAGGGATCACTTCACGGTACCGCTTAGCGATGCGCGCCTGGGCTTGGAGCTTCTCGTAATCAGCCTCAAGGCCGGCGAGATAAGCGAAGGTATGCACTGCCACTACGTAGAACCTGAACCACCACGGGTAATAGGCCTTCAGTGTGAGCTTGGCCATATCAGTCACCGTGGGTGTACGAATAGAGTGGCGCCGGCAATGAGCTTGGCGCCCTTTGGTTTAATCGTCGCCCTGGACCTTGATGTCTTCCCCGTTGAGGTAGAACGTCACCGTCACTGTTGGGCATTTACCAGCAAGGCTTTCCGTAACCACGCTCTGCTGCATGGGCAGGATGACGCCATCCTCGGTAAACAGGGCAAATGGCCGCTCCTTGCTTTCCTTGGGCCTTTGCGTCAAATGGCCTGTTGCGCCAAGAGTAATGGCCGCAATGGCATGCGGAACACGCTTAATGATCAGCTTCATCGCGAGTCACCTTTGATTTGCTTCAGATGGTCTTGCGTGCCAGCGCTACAGCTTCAGCCCACAGAGGTGGGAGCGTGTACCCGACGGCGCTCAGGATCTTTTCCAACTTGTCGACGACATCGGCAGCTGGGGCTTCTGGTTCTGCCTGTGCGGCCTCGACCATTTGAGCCTCAACAACCGGCGCGACCTCGGGGGCCACTTCAGCCACAGGCTCAACGTCTGGGACATGCTCATCTACCGCGTCTACTGGAGCGTCTTCGGTGCCGGGGATGGTCTTACCAAATTCATCCAACATGTCGTTCCCCTTACAGCTTCTTGGCCAGTGCGACCAGGTGGTCCCACTCGGCTTCGATGTCGTGACCAAGGGTCAGCAGCAGAGCTTTGAGGGTGTCGGTGTTTACTGCTGGAACGGCAGGCGCCGGAGCGGCTACGACAGGCACAGCGACCACAACGGCTACAGGCGCGGCCTCGGCTACAACTGGCGCAGGCGCTTCATCAGGAACAACTACTGGGGTTTCGTCAGACATGGTTGGAGCCTCGATAAAGAATTTCGCAATCCATGCAGGAAGGATGCTGTGGATGATCCAAGCAATAGTGGTTTTCATTTGTCACCAGACCTGCGCGCTTGCGCTTCGGGTTCATTCAGGCACTGCTCGCAATGCAGGTAGCGGCACAGCCAGGCCTTGACACGCGGCCAGTGGTTAGCCACGAACCAGTGTCTTAGGCCAGCCAATGCAAGCGCTCCGTTGAAGGTGACGCCAGCAGTAGTAGGCGAAATGAATATCGTCTCGCCACGAGTTGCAATGACAAAGCCCGATACCGCGATAGCTGCATAAATGATCTTGCCGACAATGCCGTCTCTCACCTTGTGACTCAGTACGCACCACATAGCCCATAGGGAGATGATGGCGATAAAGGTTGTACTCAGGTCTTGAATGCTCATGGGTTGCCTCCCCCGAACTTCGAGCGAATCAGCGCCCAAAGGTCAGCGGCTTTGATGGCGCGGTTGACGGCGGTCATCATCGACCCGCCAAAGGCACCCAAGAGGAAACCGACGCCGGCAACGTTGCTGGGGTCAACCACATCAAGCTTGATGCAGACAATTCCGGTCAGGTAGAAGGCGCAGGCGATGCCGGTGACCAAGAAGATCACCCAGGAACGCCAGTCGGTTAGATCATCCTTGTGCCACCAACTGGCGACAACGGCCCCAACGATACCAGCCAGGATCAAGTCAGCTTTGTCGAGCAGGCGATGAAGGAATTCCATGCGCTCGACCTCTCAGTTGCATGAGTGAATAAAAAAGGGTGGTGTGAGCACCCAAACGCTGGGGAACAACGGAGTAGGTCAGCCCCAAGCAGCACTCCCGGCTCAGGGCAACGGGTGTGGTGGAGCTGAAAACGAAAAAGCCCCGCACAATGGCGAGGCCTCTAAATGAACTAGGGCATTTTTTGCACTAGTTGGAATTGGTGCCGGTTACCTTTATCTGGCGCCGAGTGTTTCCACCTGGCGGTGCGTTCCGGTCTGATCCTCAGCGATTTGCTGATTCACTGCCGGTGTAGCGTGTTGCAGATGGCCGGCGCTGATCTCCGGCATGGTTGCACTTTTCGCATACTTCTTGGGCGTCCAGATCCGGGACCACGGGCACACCTTCACGCCTGCGAGGTTTATTGATCCATCCGTGTAAATTTCACTCAGCAACCGAAAACCCGCGATTCACTAAGGTCGCGCAACAGCCTGCGCATTCATCTGCATCGGTAAAGCTCATCAGCTGCCTGTGCGTCCCGCATTTCCGCTGAACTGCTGCCAGTGCCACCGCTCCGAGGCGGCCTACGGTGATGAGCTTTCCGATAAAGACGACCGCATCTGCGGGCAAAGGCTATCTTTCGACTCCCGCCGGGTAGGACAAGCCTTCGGCCCACGGCATTTGGCGCGCAATAAAAAGCCCAACACAATGGCCGGGCTTTCTTCTTGCACTACATACAAACGTACATAACCCAAGATGACGTAATATTCGGACACGCGGACATTTAATGCAAGCGGTATTTATGCCTGCGAGGTAAGTTTTTTGATCCTTTCGCGAAAATGAGCATCGTTATCAGTCCAAATCCCCCAATCCGCATCCCAAAAGCAATGCTCGTTTGGTGCTTTTCCCACGTCAGATCCGTAAGTTTCTCGGCTTATCGGTCGGATTGACTGTGCAGGTTCTAAAGCCTCTCTGACTTTTACTTTCATGATGTACCCCATGGCCTATCCAGACTCGCGTAGAAAACCCCGCACGCAGCAGAACCCGCAACGAGGCGAACCAATACCAGCCAGTCCGTGGTGGGCAAAATGCACATTAGGATAGCTGTGCCTATTCCTGCACAGATTGGCAGGTATTTCCTCATGCCGCACCTCTGGCCTTGGCCACCGCACTCATCATGGCCTTCCAGGCCTGATACATAGCCTCTTCTTGCACTAGATCCTCCTTGCCGTCCCTGCGACGGGATGCGAGGGCGGCAAGGTGAGCTGAACACGCCTCAAAAAGATCAGGTGCGGCGAGAATTATGGCTCGATTCTTCTCATATTCAGCGTTATCGACTAGCTCTCCATCGCCAGACGGGCAGTCGAGTAAAATAGGAATGCGGCATACCATTTGATGGTCTGGCCCGCGCACATCGGCCATACCGTCACCCCAGCCTTCATTTGAACAGGTCCACGGTGTTGGTGTGTGCTTGCTCATGGCATTGCTCTCCCGATCTCGGCAGCGGCGCGGACGATGCAGCGGCGCATCGCAACCATTCTGCAACCTCCATTGTCCTCAGGCTTCTCTATCATATCCTCAGTTCCGCCAAGGATATTTGACCGGTAAATAATGATGTTTTCGCCATTGCATTCAATGTAGAAGTACAAGGCACACGCTAACCGCAGCGCATCGCCGTCGTCATCAAGCGGTACCCACCAGTATTCGGAGCCGTTGGACTCATCATCCACATGGTGCGCCTGCTTTGCGTCATACCATTGGCCGATGTTTAGGCCGGAGGCGCGCGCAGCCTTTGCAGCCAGTTCCAGCAACTCCTGATCGCTTATGATGCTCATCTGATCTGCCCCCATCGGTTGCGCAGCGACGAATGCTGCTGAATGGGCCGCTTCTTTTTTGGCCAAGGCCTGTTATCTGGTGATGGGATTATTCCGCCAAGATAGTCGATCCCAGTTGCGTGAAATTCTCCCGTCACGACATTCATCAGATCGCTATTGAAACCGGCGGAAGCCAGTTCGGCATATTGCGCCTCGGTGACAACGATCGCGCTATAGCCCCTGAGCTGCATCTCGGCCTCGATCCTGGCGCACTTTGCAGGATCGTTATGGCTATCAATGATAAACACCGTACAGGTGGAAGCAGAAGGCAGGCGCTGACACCCGACAGATAGGACAAGTTGATCAATGGCCTGATTGGTCATGCTGCTTGCTCCCCAAGTACGCCCGCTTCCTCAAGAATCAATTGTGCTTCTACCAGAGCGTTATCCACAAGGCTTTCGAGGGCTTTATGGATGGAATGACGCCAGCGGCGGTAGGTGCGGTCGTCGAGGCCTTGGGCGTCCCAGGTGGTCATGTCGTAGTTGGAATCTGCCAGAATGATCGGCCCATCCTGCTGCGAGGTCCGGCGCTTGGCCGCAGATGCGTTTGCGCGCTCGACTGCGGACTTTGCTGCCTCAACCCGCCACGCTGGTGCGTCTTTGTCGAGTTCGACCGCCTTGGCCTTCACAGGCTCCTTGCGCACGCCTTTGATTTGAGGAATTGCCCAGGCTGTAACTGCGCGCTGGGTGAACAACTTCGGTGCCGGGCTTGTCACGATAGCCACCAGTCGCCCGGTAGCCTCGATCTTGCGCCCATTGTGCGTGCTGAACTTGGCGGTCAGGGCGAACCAGTGGCGCTGGCTCAGCACCTTGTGGAGCAGCTTGTGCACGATGCAGTCCTGTAGGAGCGACCATTCCTTACCGCTGATCTCCCCTTTCTGCTTGGCGCACTGAACGCGAGGCTCCAGATTGCACCCGCCAGCCGAGTTTATGGTCTCGGCAGCCAGGGCGCGGACAACAGCGGATACAACGTTGCGGTAAGTCATGCTGCCACCCCTTTAGCTACGGAAGGTTCGCTACGGAAGAACGCGCCACCGACACAGTGGATCAGCGTGCGCTTACCGTTCAGGTAGGTAATTTCGTGCGTGTGCGTCCAGCCGCTCGGACTGTCGGCGTTGTAGCCCATGTTCATCTTGGAGCTGGTGCCGACCGAGTGCGCGCCGTCCACGATCTCCGCGCCATGGCCGTGACCCTTGGTGACCTTGGCGCCGATGCTGGCAAAGCCGCGGGTAGATCCGCGGGCCCCATTAGGTCCTTTGTGTCCGTGCCAACCGAACTCGATGCCGTGACGGGCGAAGGAATCGCCAGGCTTGAGCCATTGCAGGCGGTCCGCCGATGCCATCAGCTTGTCCATCCAGTACTTGAATGGGTCACAGTAGCTGCCATCGTGGATGGATTGGAGCATTGCGGCCTTGGTTTCGTGGTAGACCAGTGCGTTTTCCAGGTCGTGGGCGTGCTCCGACTTCTCCAGCCATTGACCAAAGTGCTCGTTATGGTTCGAGCCGACGATGATGGTCTTGCCGGCGAATGAAGAAAGAAGATCTACGTGCTTGGCGGTGGTGGTCAGCTCGCGAAGCACGCTTGAAGTCCCGGTGACGTGGCGGCGGAACTTCTCAAAGTACCTGGCGTGATGGCTGGCCGACCCGAAATTGAGCACGTCATGAAGCACGAGAAAGCGAGGGCGCACGCGCTCGGCAAGCGCCTTGGTGGCTTGCGTGACGCGCGGGTCAGCCATCTCGGCATGGACGTCGCCCATTGTGAGGACTTCGACCTCAGGCTCGTACTCAGCGCCCTTCACGGTGTATTTCGTGTCTAGGTCGTAGAAGCTGCCGTCCTTCAGCGGGCAAATGTGGCGGATGTGGTTGTTGTTACCGTCTACTTCGACTACCACGGCGCCCAGGGTGTGGTGGAAGCAGCCTTTAGCCCCGGCGTTGGTGTCGCTGTACTGCTCCACGGTGCAAGCACCCGTTGTCATCACCAGCTTGGCAGGGTCGCCGACCTTTGTGGCGACCGGCTTAAGTGCGATCTTGGTGTGACCAAGGATCGCCGACGAGGTGCCACTAACCGTCAGCCAGCCTTGCAAAGGGTTCGCGGCGGTGGGCTGAACCTTGATATCAGCCAGCACCACCAATCCACGAGCGATCTTGGTCCGCTCATGGATGATGTACGGCGCCAGGCGCGAATCCCACCACTCGTCGCTGCCACCCTCCTCCCGGCTGGTCGGGTTCTTGTAGCGCATCGGGATCACGATCAGCTTGGCGCCATTGACCGAGCAGTAGAGCTGCAACGTCTTGAGGAACGCCGAGTGGACCTTGGTAGCATTCACCGCGGCGGTTATGACGTAGCACTGGGCGCTAACAGACTCAACCGTGCGCACATCAGCTGACGCTGGAACCATAAGCCCATTACTGGCCATGCGTGCCTTACGCTTGGACAGTGTTCTGGCATGAAGCCCCAGATGCTTTGCAGCCTGGGAGTGAGACATGGCGCTCAACGCCTCAATGATCTGCTCGTCGGTTACTTTGATCATTGGGCATCTCCGGCGAGGGCTTCGGCTTTCAGGGCGGCGTATGCGACACAGTCTTCGGCGGAGTCGGCGTGGTAGGCCGGGTTCTGCCACTGGCGCACGTCTTTGAGAATTTGTAGCAACAACCATCCCTCGGCCTCGCTCAGCTTCTGACCGGTGATGGTGTTGAAGGCCGAAACAGTGGTGGCCATGCTGCGCTCACCCTCTGGCTTGTCGTACTGCTGGCCGCGCTCAAGCATCAGCGCCTGGGCCTTACCGAGGAATTCGTGAGCTTTCATGCCGCCACCTTCTGGTTGTTCAGATGTTCAACGCACGCCGCCTTGGCCTTGTCCTGATCCTTGCCGGAATGGATGATCTTTCCCTTCGGGCACCGGCAGACGTACGCAAACCCAGACTCCATCGCGTATCGGCTGAGCAGATAGCCCTCGTCGGAGGACATGCAATTCTTGCTGATGGCTTTCCAGTTCATGGCCGCGACTCCCAATCTTGTGGCGAGTATTCGAGCGTATTCAGATCAATCAAGGTGAAATGGCCGTCTGCCCAGCCAGCTGTATCGATGTGGTAGACGTTGCCGAGGATTGCGGGATAGCGCATTGGCGTATGGCCTACGATCACGGCCCTTACACCGGACACACCACTGCGGTTGTCGTCGGTGATGCGCTTTCTGGACCATTGGACCATTGCGGCGGCGTGCTCAGCCTCCGCCGAAGGCCCTGCAAGTGCGGCAAGCATCTCCTCCCAGCTACCGCGAGGCACGTCTGCATGAACGACCCCAATGAGGCCCTGAGCCGTCTCAATCTCAATCGCGATGGGAAGGTCTTGTAGGATGCTTGCGTAGCAGCCCTGCTCCACGCTGGAAAGGCCGTAAAACCACTGGCCGCCGTTGATGAAGTGCATACCGCATTCATCGCTTGTGCGCCCTGAGGCATACGAATCAACAGTCATCTGCTCGTGGTTTCCGCGCACAGCGTGAAACCAAGGCTTGCGGAGAACCCATTCGTCGACGTCCAGCGACTCAGGCCCGCGATCTACCAGGTCGCCAACGCTGAACAGGCGGTCGACTGCAGGATCAAAACCGGCGGCATCGAGCGCGGCCTGCAACCGGTTGAAGTGCCCGTGAATGTCGCCAACCGCGAAATCCCGGCCAGCAGTGTTTACGGCGAAGCGCTTTACCTGCGTCATGCGACTTGCCCCTTCTTGAGTTCTCTGGTCTTTGCCCGGTATTCGGCGGTGATGGCTTTCAGGTCTTCGATGGTGTACTTGCGCACCGATTGGTCAGCCTCGAGCAGTTCAACCTCGTCTCGGCCGATTCGCTTGATCAGGCCGATGCGGTAGTCGATGGCGTTCCCAGACAGATAGCGGTTGTCCTGCTTGCTCTGGGCGTGGCAGTTGCGCTCATCGAAGCGAAGATGCGGTGCGGCGCCGACGGATCTGTAGTGCCCTGCATCTACTGCGTTACCGGCCCAGTCCAGCGGCCGGCCGCTCGATATGCACGGGTGGCCGGCGAGTTGGTCACGAACCCGGATGAACTCGTTAAACGCTTTCTGCGCGTCACGCATGTGGTCGGCCCGAGTCTTGAGCGCTTGCTTGCGCACACGGATATCGGCGCGACCCACCTGATCCAGCGACTTGCGCGCCTTGTCCTCGTTCACATGCTTGATGGCTAGGCCGCACTTGGGGCTGCACACGGCTTGACCCAGGCGTTGAGCGACGAACTTCTCACCGCATGCTGGGTTCTTGCAGGTTTTTGGGCGGGGCTGTTTGGCTGGGAGGCTCATATTCACGCCTCCATCACAGCGGCGATGAGGCATAGCATCACCGCTGCAAAGGTTTGGCCGCCCAGGGCGAGGATCAGCGCAATGAGCCAAATCATGCTGCCTCCCCCATGTTGCAACGCATCTTCATGTACTCGCTGTCTTCGGGATGCGGCAGGTAGATCCCGTGTTCAGCTGCCCAGGCGTCAATGCAGGTCATGAACGAGTGCATGGCGCCTTTGTCCAGATCGCTCGTGTGCTTGAGTTCGTAGCGCTCGGTGACTTCGCCGGTCTTGAGGTTTATGTCGCGGATAACCTCTTCGCCCAGGAAGGTCAGCTTCAGGTTGCGCTTCATGTTCTCCATATTCATCGGCGCACCGGTGGCGAACGTGGTTTTTCCCATGGACACGAAGAACTGGGCCGCGCACTCACACCACTTGTGGAACAGGGCGTTCTGGGGAAGGCTGCGGCACGCACCGGTGATGGTCACGTTGCAGGGGAAGCCCTTCTTGCGGATGGCTGCTTGCAGGGTGGACAGCTCGGCCAGGGAGCTGATGCGGATCTTCTCGCTCATGACTGCTCTCCCTTGCCGATGGCGCCGCCGATCTGGCCGGATCGGGTTTCTGGCAAATCAGCCTGGGCGGTTACTCGCGTTTTCGGGCATGGCAGGCCAAAGTGACCACCCCACTGACCGCAAACCATGCAGCCGTCGGAATAGCCAATTGCCGGCTCATGAAAGGGCTTGAACGGGTGACGTGCATCGCGCTCTTTGCGCAGCGCCTCGTTCTCGGCCTTGAGCTGGTCGCGCTCGGCCATCAGGTCGGCAGTGACAACCGCGCCTTGCGATGCCAATGCACGCAACTGATCGGCACGGGCACAAATTTCCAGCGGCCCCATGGCCGCCTTCCAGCCAAGACGTTCTTTCACGCGCCGGATCTTCCGGCTGATATTTGGTGGTGTGCACTGGTGGAGCTCTGCCAGCTCGATCTGGGAAGTGCCGCTGACGAAGCTGATCAGCAGGTCTACGTCACCGCGGTGAATTGCCGGGTAATCGCACAGGTTCAACTTCACGCTGGCTGCAAGCCGTTCGTTCTCGGCGATCAGGGCCAGGACGCCATCAGCAAGAGCCTTGTGGTTTTCGTCGCCACAGAAACGGCGATCCGTCAGCACGCGATCAACCAGCCGCTTCAGTTCGGTGTTGTCGGTCATGGCGTAGCCCTCAGAATGGGATGCAGCAGAGACAGGAAATATCGGTTACGCCGCATTTGGCACAGCCATCAATCGAGGCGTCGGGTTCTGGGTGTTTTTCGAAAGAGATTTCCGTCAGCTCCCAGAAGGGTCGAATCTCGCAACGACCCATTTCGTCGTACTGACCATCGTCGTAAGCGGCTTCGTAGATATACTCGCCGGGGCCGCGGCTGAACTCATGATCCCAGCTCAGCTGTTCCTCGATCATAGTCAGGCCATGAAGGCCAATCTCGCCGTTAACTGCACAGATGAAAGGGTCATCCCCGTCATCGAGAAGGAAGACCTTCACTACCAAATCCTTTTTGGCTCTGAATAGGCTCTTGTCGGTCATGTCCTTTGCTCCGCTGTCTTCTTGCCGAACTTGGCCAGCAGCAGTGCGCGGGCTGACTTGCCGTCGGCCGGTATGCCTTGCTGAAGGATTCGTGCTTGGGTTTGTTGGTCGGCCAGTTCGTTGGCCAGCTCAAAGGCGGTCTTCTGGCTGTCGTGGCCGATACCGGTGAGGATCTTTCCGTTGAGCGGCTGGCCTTCCTGGGCGCGGCGGATCACCACGGCATAGTTCCGGTCGAAGCGCTCGCGAAGGCCTTTGTCTTCCTGCTTGGCGGCGCGCAGGTCGAAGATTCCGGTCTCGTTGGCAGCGATGCGCACGCCGTCGTGGCTGTAGGTGCCCATCAGCGCCTCCATCCATGCGGCGTCGGCGGTGGGCATGCCGAAGTCTTCCGGGCCAGCCACGCACATGCTGATGAACTCACCAACACTCGGAGCGAATGGGCGGCTCAGCTTCCGGCACTTCTGCACGCCAAGTTCAATCTGCTCCAGCGTGCGGATACCGACGGCGGCGAACTCCTTGATCCATTCCGCCTTGGCCGCGTCCAGCGCTTCGGTGGACGGCCAAGCCTGACGCCATGCAGGAAAGATCCCGCGCAGGCGCCGGAACAGATCGTTCACCACTTCTGCCGTCTGTGGCGTCACTGGGAACGATTCAGGGCGATCTACGTCCGGAAGGTTCCCAGCGTTAGCCATGAGTTGCTGAACGGTCTTCATGGGCTCACCACAAGGCCTTCGGCCCACTTGGTGCTGTTGAAGTCAGGCCCACTGCTCACACTCCTTCCGCCTGTCCCAACCTTATCCGGGAACAGGCCGGTCCAGCCGTTGCTGATGGACTGGTTTATCACGGCGTCAGGGTCGGGGTGACCGGCCAAGGTCTTGGCCTGTTTGGCGCAGGTGGTGGCGGTCAGGGGCTTCTTGATCTCGCGTCGGTGCTGGCACCAATCGGCCCAGGTAGACTCACTCACATACAAAGGGCGAGCAATCAACGGGTCGAACTTCTGAATCTTTTTAGGCGCGGAGGGAGCTTTAGCTACCGACTGCTCTACTGATTCAATGACTGGTTCAAAAGAGTGACTGGTTCTGGTGCTTTCTGGGCCTACAGGGGGTGTAGGCTGTGGGCCTACAGCTGTGCTTTCTGGGCCTACAGGTGTGCTATTTCGGCCTACATCCCCAATGGTTAGAAAGTACAGATTCGAAGAGTTACCTTTTGGGCCCTCGCGATTCTCAATCCTCAGCAAACGCTGCTCTTGAAGGTTCTTTATATGCTTACGAACAGTGCTGCGGTTTATCTCGCACTGATCGGCAATGTGCTGGTATGAAGGCCAGCACTCGCCCATATCGTTAGCGTTGTCAGCCAGCTTGATAAGTACGAGCTTACGAAGGGGATTTCCTACCTTCGTTTTCATGGCTTTCACCATGAGATCCATGCTCACGCTGCACCTCGAATCACGTCACGAGGGCGCGGATATTGGATATAGTTGACTGCGGATTGGGTAATAGGCATTATTTACTCCAGTACGAAATGCAATGCGCTGTTGAAGAAACCACCTGGCCGGGTGGTTTTTTTTCGCCTGCCGTTTGGTTGTCGCTAATCAGGACCTTCATCAGCCCCTCCTCTTTCGGCCCTTTCGAGGCCCTTTTTGTGTTCAACCAGTGAAAGCAGGGGAGCTTTACGCTTCATCTGCTCCATCTGGGCCTGGATCGCGAGTGATCTACCTGCTTGCAGGTACTCTTTCGTCGCGTGTTCAAGGCTCCATCCGAGCTCGACACTTAACTGTCTAACCTCGTCCTGAGCCCCTTCTTCCAGGAGGTCGAAGGTTCTTTCAGGCATAGGTCCTCCATAGGGCTCTTAAGCTGATTTATCCTGTGCACATGCATGCATCTCTCTGATCAGTTCGGCAGCACCCAAACGGCGCGCGATCATTGAAAGCTCATGGATGTAAGTGGCGAGCTGCATGCCCGCCTGCTTTGCTTCCATGCGCAGGTAGCGCAGGTCTTCTGGGGTGTAACGTGCCTTGATAACAGCGCTGCGTTTGTGTGCTGGGTCGTCATATGCCATTGGTGAGGCTCCTTGGTTGTTCGAAGGGGTTAAGCGGCTTTTGGGTGCTGCAAGAAATAGTTGGTCAGCTTCTGTACAGAGCTGATCCGAGGGTCCTTGGTGGCTTCGTAGACGATCTTGCAGATCGTGAAGTACGGAACACCGGACGCTTCGCTGATTGCCCGCCACTGACTGTGGGAGCGGCTTTCCAGCTCGGTCTTAATGAAGCCGAGCAGGTCATGTTGGAAATTGGCTACGGACATGGCGGTAAACCTATTTTGAGTCGTTCACGCATATCGTAGTCGTATACGAATATTAGAGTCAAGTCACAAACGGCTATTGATTAGTGGGAGCATTAACCGTATATGGATAAGGGGTCAGCCGATGCTTTCAATACGCCAAATTCTGGCCAATAACCTGAAGTACTTGATGTCCAGCAATCAGAACCTGGATACGCAGCAGAAGCTGGCGGCCAAGTCGGGAATTGGCCAGCCAACCATTGGTCGCACACTAAGGGAAGAATCTGACCCGGGGATCAGCACGGTTCATAGTCTTGCTAAGGCATTCAAGATCGAAGCGCAGGACCTTCTGGATTCCGGCCTGATCGATCGCCTAAAGGGAGAAGGCTCCAACGTCAGCTCAGGACAGGGCCTTTACGATCCAGTACCTTTGATTTCATGGGTAGCAGCCGGGATGCTAGACGAGAGCTTTGATCTATTAGAGACACACGATGCCGAGGAATGGCTGCAATGCCCCTACGCGCACAGTTCTTCCGCTTTCTGCTTGCAGATTAAGGGATTGAGCATGTGGCCCGAGTACAGGGACGGTGAAATCATTCTCGTGGACCCAGGCGTAGAGGCTAGGCACAACAGCGACGTTGTTATACGTACGCCAGAGCCTGACCGCAAAACAACGTTCAAACGGCTACAAATCACAGAAGACGGCACATATCTTATGGCGCTCAACCCGGACTTCCCGGACCGCTATATACAGATGCCGGAAGAAACGAAGATTTGCGGTGTTGTTACCGGCTCATGGATGAGACGCAGATAAGCTCGGAGAGGAATGAAGCCCGCCATGTGCGGGCTTTTTTGTGTCTGGCGAAAACCGCATTCGAATAATTTTGAAAATAATAGCCATATCCGGCTTGACAGCTAAGTCGCATACGCATAAATTTAAGCCATGAACGGCTAAGACAGAGTTCAGAGGGCCTAACAAGACCCGCCACACGACTGGTGAAGCCGCCAGATAGCCCGGGATCAGCGAAGTGATCTCCCAGCCCCCTCCCGGGGACCGACTGGAACCAACCGCTCTTTGAAATCAGATATACGCCAGTGACCGACGCCAGTAGCGGGTCACGGTGGAAAGCATCACTGAGCAGCCTTCTCGCGAGGGCTGCTTGGGATGACAACCAAGAGGAATTCACCATGGCTATTCGTAACGACAAAGGTCAGTTCGTCAGCACCCAGCAAGCGCTCGCCGCGGACCTTCAAGGCTTCATTGATGACTGGACGCACTGGGCCAAGCAAGCGCTGCGCGGCGGTGACAAGACTGAAGCCGCTCGCTGCATGGCCGAGGTTCGCGACTGCCGCCAGAAGCTGATCGCGTTGACTGCATGACGGACCTTTTCACTTCTGCCACCGCATCGGTGGCAGCGGGAAAACAACCCATCAAGCACGGAGCCTCAAATGAGCGAACAAACCCTTCAAGCGCTGCTTGCCGAGCGCGTCACTGCATACGCCCAGTCAGACCGCCCGCGCGAGCTGATCGACGAGGGTATCGAGAAGCTGTTCAAAGAAGTTGTTAGCGACACCTTCCGCTCCTATGGCGATTTCGGCGGAGCCATCAAGGAGGCTGTCAAGGCTGCGTTGCCGGCCAACGTCTCCGACGTGTTCGACCTTCAGCGTTACAACGCAGTAGTGGCGAATGCGCTTCGTCAGCGGTGGGAAGCGGCTGGCCTGGGCGCAATCATCTTGGAGCAGGCGGACAAGTCGATCACTGAGGTGCTTACCGGCGATGGCCTGATAGCTGGCGAGGTATCGCTGAAGGCCCTGCTCGACGAATTCATCGAGCATCACAAGGACAGCGCAGCAGAAGGCCAATGGGAGCGTCCGGAAATCCGTATTGAGGAAGGAGACGGCAGCTACTCACACAAAACACTTCACATCTACTTCGATCCGGAGCCAGAAGGCAGTTACCGGAGCAGCCACTACTCGTCATCCTCACGCAGCAACTACAGCCTGAAACATGCTCTGCACGTGAGCATCAAAGGCGAACGTGAAACCGGCGATCGCTGGAAACCAACCATCGCCTTTGGCGAGGTCTACAGCGCAAAGCTGGATGACAAAAAGCTAGCCATTAACATGCAGGTTTATTCGAAGTGGGAGCGCATGTTGGCAGCCCTGTACTTCGGCAACGCAATGCTTTTGATCGATTGCGATACGGATGACCTGAGCTACGGAATTTACGACTGA